TATGTTGGTTTTATTGAAGGAAAGGTAGCCATTATGCAAGTAAACCTCCAGGACGTTTCTGCTGTATTAATTCAGATTGTACTGCAACTGAGATAAGACGACCAAGTTCTCTGCCTTGCTGTTCATCACCTTCAACAGAAGAACCAGAAGCATCCACGTTTACAACAATGCTTGTAGAACCACCAAGAGCATGATTAGGTGTAATCATTCCTGATACTCCAGGTGTGAATAGTTCTGGCCCACGTTCTCCAACTAAATAACGACCACCACCTTTGACAGGACCTCCATTTGCATTACTACCATCTATTACTGTTTCAAGAAATCCACCTCTTTGAACAATGTTAGCTTGTTGTGCTGTGTAACCACCACTCATAAAATCCGTTCTATTAAAACCATCAGGACCGCTACTAAACATATTTGAAAATATTCCCATAATTCCTGATCTAATCTGTGCAGCTAATATTTGTGCTGCCATATCAAGAAAATGATCTGCTGTGCGTTGAAATAGATTTCTTAAGGCTTCTTGGGCAGTCATAGATCCACGAACAATTCCTTTAAATGATTCAGCAAAAGAACTTCCTATACTTTTACTTAAAGAATCAACTTGTCGTAAAGGATCTAATAATGCTTTTAATTCATCTTTAGGTGCTTGAATAATTGCTTGTCTTTCTAATTCTTCAGTAATATCTCTTCTTAATTGTAATAATTCTCTTGTTTGTTCTAAGTTATCTTCATTATCAGAAATTAATTTTTGAACTCTTTGATCTCTAAAATATTCTGCTTTGAACTGTTGAGTAAATCTTTTTTGTTCCTCTTCCGTCATTTTTTCTAATATTCCCAAAGATTTCATAATCCCATTTTGATCTTGATAGAAAAACCGTTTAAAAACAGCATCAGCTTTTTGTCTATCTTCATTTGTAACTTTTTCTATTTTTTGTATTTCTAAATTTAATTCTTTTTCCTCTTTCAATCTTTCTAAAAATATCTTTGCTTCATTTAAACCACCTTTATTTAAAACTTTTAATGTTTGTTGTGCTTGTGTAATACTTATTTCATTTGCATCTATTAATGGTTCTATTGCTGATATAAGAGAGTTTGCATCTTTTGAAATAGAAGCATAAAGTTTAAAAGTAGAAGGATCTCCAAAAACTTTAGCTAAAATAGTTCTTTGTGCTGCATCAAAACCTCCAAAAGCATTAACAGCTTGTAGAGCTTCTTCTTTTGTTAATTTTAATTGTTTCGCTAAAGCAGTAATTTGACTTGCTGTAAATGTAGAAGTTCCACCTGTATCTCTTATAGAAGTATTTACCTTATCAATTTCTTTTCTAAAATCTATTGCCTCTTGTATTCTTTGTGCAATTACAGTACCAACAATAGATAGAGAAAATCCAAATTGACCACCTATTGCACCACCAAGAGCACCACCAACTCCACCACCAACTGCTCCTAAAGCTCCTTGCCCAAATAACAAAGGAAATCCA